ACCGACTGACGTAAATTCGCCAGCCGCAAGTCCAGCCGTTAATCCTATAGTTGCAGTTGCTTCAACCGCATCCGTTCCACTGCCTTGCGTAGCCTCTATGCTTTTAATAACATAATGCGTTGTAGCATTAGTTGTTAAAACATTTGCCGCAGTACCATTACTAATTTCTGTGTCTGTAAACTTTTTAAACGCTAGTTGCTTGACCTGATCGGGCATCTTTAAATCTCCTTATGTTAATTTTAAAACTGTAGCTATGCCTGTTGGAGTAGCTATAGTACTTTTATCTACGAATGTAGGTGCTGATGATCCATTCGATTGTAATACCTGCCCTGCTGTACCTACAGAAGTAAAAGCTGTAGCACCTGATCCTGATTGATATGGTATGGCTCCTGCTGAACCACCATTTATATTTGTTGCTAAATTAACTGATGTAGTCCATGCAGGTATACCACCTGATACAACTAGTGCCTGATTAGCAGAACCTATTGAAATAAACTGTGTAGTACTAGCACCTGTATTATATGGAATACTACCAGTTGCTCCACCTTCTATATTAGTGGCTCTAGTAGATTTTAATTGTCTTTTAGCTGCAATAGGAACAAAGGATGTTCCGTTAAATCCTAATACGTGCTGATCTACTATATCTACTCTACCACCCATGCCACTATGGTTTGAGCAGTAATAGTATAATAAATCTGGTGCGTCTGATGCTACTGCTATAGTAACTGTAGATGTACCACTTACAGTAACGCCTGTAGTATATTCTGATCCACCTCCATGTGTACCATCAGAAGTAGTAGAAAATCTAAAAGGATGACCACTAACAGAGCTATCAGATACATTGAATACATATGTAGATCCTCTAGCTAGACTAAGCACTGGCTGTTGAGTTCCATCTATTGCGTATTTATTTCCGCTTCCAGTAGAAACTACTGTAACAGTTTTATTTAACTTAACGTCTGTTTCAGCATTTGTTCTGGCTAAATTGGTATCTGAAATATCTCTGGCTAATGTCATAGTTTATTCCTTTAATTTACAGGATTACTTTGAAGTGAAACTGTAGGGTCATAAATAGCTTCATGGGATTCTTTAATGAAAGTCAATCTTTTTTGCTTTTCATCAGAAGTAATTTCACCTCTAGCTTCTAACGAGTTTAAAAACTCCGTAGCAAATTTATTGTTTTCTTCTTTTTTTAATTCAAATTTAGTTATTTTATCCACCAGTATATCCTCCAAAATAGACTATTACTGCACCATCTTCACCTGCTGCTGTCATGTAGCTGGCACTAGCTGAATAGTGATCACCACCACCGCCGCCACCGCCAAAACCTTTACCACCATCTCCTCCACCAGCTTGAGCAGGTGTAACAGCAGAAGCACTTGACCATCCACCGCCTTGATCACCTCCTACTGTATCTGAAGTTCTTACACCATTTGTCTGCCCATAAAATATTTTATAACCAGGGCCACCTATACCGTTGTAATACGATCCAGAACCTTCACTACCGTAAGGAGCGTGTAATCCAGTAGCTACAGTGGTTCCGCTACCAGTTGATTGATTGCTAAATCCTGTTCCGTTTGCTCCCCCTGATCCTCCTTGTCCTTGATCTGTTCCACCATAGTTAGAAGTTCCAAAACCACCTGTTCCACCAGCTGCCCCTGTTTGAGCAACTCCAGCTACAGTCAAGGTAGTTGCGTTTCCACTAGGCGCGGTTCCACCAGTTGCCATTGTTTGCCTTGGCGCACCAGAACCTGCACTCCAACTGATTACATCTCCTTGATTTAAAGTACCTTCCCAAATGCGAATTTCTCCTGAACCACCACCACCAGTTCCTCCATTGAGAGCATTTGAACCTCCACCACCACCTCCAATGTAATGAATGGTTGCTGTTCCTGCATTAGCTGCGGTTACCGTATAGCTTCCACTAGCAGCATTAGTTCCAGACCAAAAAAGAGTTACCTCTACTGCTGAAGCAGCACTAGATGATGCAGTAATATCAGATAAAGCGGAATCAGTTATTGTTAAAGTAATAGGAAAGCCCCCAGCACTTGATATATCTGAAGCTGAAATAGAGACAGAAAAAGCACTGTCTGAACCACTAGCAGGAAGCGTATGAACATACGATGCTATTGAAGAACTAGCACCGCTTATTGCTACACTTGTACTTCTTGTGCTACCACCGCCATTAGTACCAAAATTTGCAGTTACAAAAGTACTGGTAGTTGACCCATTAAAAACATCATTTACTTCCATACTATTAATTATTATTTCATTAGTATGTGTTATAACATTTGAAAAAGCAGATTGAAAATAACCAAGGGAGCTTCCAGCGTCACCTATATCTGCAATCCTTATATGATACGTTTTTCCACCTAATGATGCAGCAGGTATTGTTACTGTTATGTTATGTGAAGATTGATTTGTATCCGCAACAATTGATTCAGATATAAGAGGATCAAAAGAACTAGAGTCAGATAGTTGAATGACAAAACCAACTCTACTAGAACTAGTTACAATAGGGCTAGAAAATGCACTCACGGTAAACGCTATGTTTGCTGTTATAGCATTATTATCAGTGACTTTTACAAGCGTTGGAGCTATAGGTCTTTCAATAGCACCTGTATTAGCACCTGATATTGTTGTGACAGTTCCGCTTACTGTTACGTTATCTGTTATTAAAGAACGACCCATAATTTTACTCCTCAAATCCATAAGCACTGACAGATATATTTGCCGTATCTGTTCGTACAACAATTTGCTTTGTTGCTTGCAGTACAATACCTGTACGCTCTAAAACACCTTTAGCTGCTAATACTGTTTCAAATTCTATATACTCTGAATTACCTATTGTGCCTGAAGCACATAGTCCTACTCGTATTAAAGCTGAAGTAGATGCTCTGTTTACTAAAGACAAAGTTAAACTTGCTGTCTTAGATGCAGGAACAGTATAAACACTAGTATCTGTATTAATACTTGTTATATCTGTCTGCCCTAATATTCCTGATGCCATTTTTTATCTCCTTACATTGCTCCAAAGAAATATGCTTTCGCATTTGATGTTCCGCTTGCTGCTGGCTCTGCCCAAGTAGGAACACCGCCAGCTACTGTTAGTACCTGTCCAGTAGAGCCTATTGTTCTAAATGTTGTTGTATTACTGCCTGTTTGATAAGGTATTGATCCACTTGCACCTGCACTTAAATTTGCTACATGACCAGTTATATCAGCTTTAGTATCTATTTGTGTCTGTATCGCACTAGTAACGCCTGATACATGATTTAATTCTGCTCCTGTAGCTGTTACAGTAGTACCTGAATAATTTAAACCAGAAGTAGGTATTGTTACTGTGCCTATAAACGTAGGACTATCTGTTGGTGCAGCTCCTATGTTAGCTCTAGCAGTAGATGCTGAACCTGATAGTTCAGAAAGGTTATTTGCTATACGTGTATATCTAGCGTCTGATTGTGTTTGATTATAAACATTAGCTACATTAAATGCACCGAATGCTACAATGTCTACAATATCTCCAGCATTTGCTCCTGATGCAAGTACGATGTTACTAACATTGTTATCTGTAAAATCAGTTCCTGTACGTAGCTTTAGTCCATTTATATATACGTCTACAAACCCAACATCATGGGATATTGCAAATGTAGTTTGACCTGATGTAGCTACATAGACTTGTCTGCTACTAGTTCCATTAACAGCAGATCCTGTTACAACAAAACTAGAACCATCATATACGAACATCTTTCCTGCTGTAGTATCAAAATAAAGCGCACCTGTCTGAAGTGCATCACCATCGTTGTCTGTTGAGGGTGCTGAAGATTTTGGTCCTAGATATATATCATCAAAACTATCGAAACTATTAGCTGCTGCTGTTGCGCTATCTTCTGCTTTAGCAGCGTAATGCAATGCAGAGAACCCTGTAGTTACATTATCTGATAATGTAAATTGGGAATTTTCTGGATTAATTGCTAATTTTTGAGCGTCTGATGCACTATTAGCTGCGGCTGCAGCACTAGTAGCAGCTTGTTGGTTAGAACCTGCAACGGTATCTACATATAACTTTGTGGCTGCGTGAAGGTTTTGAGTTGGTGCGCCTGATAAAGTTAATGGGCCAGATGCAACAGTAGGACTAGCACTAGGAAGTTTAGTATCAGCATATGTTTTGTTAGCAGCATCAGAACCTGCCGAAGGTGTAGGTAATCCAGTAACTGTTGTAGTACCACCACTTTGAGACATAGTAATATTACCAGTCATTGTACCACCAGCTAACGGTAGTTTAGCTGCTATACTGGATACCACAGTAGATCCAAAATTAGCCTGATCATTTAAAGCGGCAGCTAATTCATTTAATGTGTCTAAATCTCCTGGGGCTGCATCAACTAAACTAGCAATAGAGGTATCAACATAGTCTTTTGTTGCAGCATCATTAGCACCGCTTGGTGCGCTTAAATTAGTAATAGTGGATGTTGTACCAGCATCCATGTTTAAGTTACCACTAATAACAACATCATTAAATTGACTTTGACCAGCACTTGCAGTAACATTACCTGTCAAGTTACCAGTTACATCACCAGTTACATCCCCCGAAACATCTCCTGTAACTGCACCCGATATTGGGCCAGAAAATTGAGTTGCTGTTACAGTAGTACCTGTTATAGCTGCTGGAGTAGTGTTACCTATAACTGTACCATCTATAGTACCGCCATTAATATCTACGCTTGCAAAAGTACCACCAGTTGCTCCTACATTTATCGCATTAACATATGCATTTCTAAATACCTTAGTTGAACTACCTAAGTCTATGTTATTATCAGTAGTAGGCTCTATTATCTCATGCTTTATGGATAATTGTTGTTCAGCAACACCACCTTGCTCGACATAAAATTCTAGCTCATTGTTACTTGTATCTATTACTATTTTGTTTTTTAAATCAGCATCTGCTATTAAAGCTATAGGTGGTCCTTCAGCAGCAGTACCATCATGCTTATGACCTGTAGAACTATTAAATGCGGCTAGTAATTGGTTGTACTCTGCATTAATAGGTGATGCTGAAATAACCTCACCACTAATTATCTGAGCTGCTGATTGTCTGGTATATCCTGCCATTATCTATATCCTGCATCTTGATAAGTAATCGAGAACCCACTGATACTGTAGGGAGCTTGGGTTCCTGTAGATGTTATTATTAATGATATTGCTCTCCCTGATCCTTGAATATTGGTTTCTAGAACTGGACTAGACGAACCATCAAACGTAAATGAAGCATCATATGTGCTTGCTGTAGTTGTATATCTTGCCAAAGCACCTGCTGTAGTTAGCGAATACGTAGTTGGGTCTGGTGTATTAGGATCATCCCAATTGTATGCGATACCTAAGTTAATTGTAGCTGTTCCTTCTGGTCTAGTGAACAACGATATATGCTGATATATTTTGCGTCTTTCGGTAGAGTCGAAATATAAAAAGGGTGATGCATAAACAGCCGTAACATCCCCACCATTAAAAGTACTCCCAACTTCCTGCCTAAAGATCTCACCATTCAAATCACCGTGTAGTATCATTTCTACGTCATTTACTAAACCACTGGTAGCTACAAATGAACGTATACCTAATAACTCACCAAACTCCCAACCAACTCTTCTATCTGCAAATCGTAGTCCACCTATTATTCCTGGTGTATCTGCTTGTGCTGTAGTAGTTTTAGGAAAGAAATATCTAAACTGAGATTTGTTTCTGATAACTACTGAAGACATATTTTCTAAGTCGTGCGTATCTGGTAGTGATTGCAATAATTGTTGCACTGGTTTAGAAACAGTCTCAAGCTCAATATCACCAATCCTAGCTGTACCTTGAATAGGACGTATACCATCTGATGCTAGAAATAATACGTCACCACCTAACTCTATTATACTATCTGTAGCTATACAGCCAATATTATTTGTTACTTCCTGTTGAGCAAATATAGTAGTAGCATCTGGTACAACTTTTTTTATTCTATCTTTTCCGAAAACAAACAGACCATCTCTAAACTTAGCCATGCCTGTTATATTAAAACCTACTGAAAATGTAGCAGCCTGTAAGTTTGTAAATCCAGCTGCATCACTACCATCACTAAATATTATGTTATCTGGATTAGTGGTAAACCCTGCATAAAATTGTCTATTCCTAAAATCTGTTGTTATACTCGCACCAGTAGTAGATGATGAACTTGGTAGTAAAGTTACATTTCCAGACCCATTATAAAGAGAAGGAAGATTTTTACCATCAACAATTACAACTTCATGTACACCACCAAACGTATGAGTACTCGTTCTTAACTTTTTTACTGTAGCATTATTTAACGTAGTTGCTGAACCAGTTGAGTCTACTACAGATAACGCTAACCAACCACTTGTCTGATACTTATATATAGTATAATTTATACTGTAAGCACCTACTACTGAACCACCACCACCTGTTGCTGAAGAAGTTGCTGTAGTTGCAACTCTAAGTTGATACGTGTTTGGATCTGGAACACCAGTAACTTCCATCTCTACATCATTTAACGTCAACCCTCCTACATCTGTAGCACCTGTAAAAGTTACAAAGTTTCCAACTATTAACCCATGTGATGTATGAGCTACCGATATAGTTGCACTACCTGACGTAGTTGTTATAGGGTTTAAACCTAATGTTGGAGTAGAATCAGCAGAGTTTCTTCTAGCTCCATATACAATATCTTTTAATATAAAAACACCTAGTACTGGACCTTTACCTGGTAGAGAAGGGTGATTTGAATCAAACGGTACAAATCCATTTACTCTTCTATATCCACCAAACTGAGATATCTCCATGTTAAGCATACGTATTGCAGAACCTGGATTTGTGGCTGCCAAGGATAGAACATCTTCATTTGTAAACAGTCCACCTCTAGATAAGACTGTTACATCCTTTAATGAATCCACCATTATGCATTACCATGCGGTACATTTATTAGTCTGCTTACTCTGGTATCTCTAACGTCTATAAATCTATTAATAAGTAAGGTACGCATACGATCTATACCTTCTTCAAACTTGTTCTTTGCTATAGCAGACTGTTGAGCATTATCTCTAAACATATAACAATGATATAACGCTCCATCTATTACTACGTGTTTAAACGCATCGGGAACAGTCATAGCATCTGTAGGGTTAACTAATTCACTGGCATATGCAAAGTAATTATAACTTATGCTGTATGTCTTATCAGGTATAGGAGTAAAACCTGCTTTGTTATCTAGCGTCCTATATACATAGATAGGTTGATCAAAATCACCTGTACCTGCTTCAGAATCTCTTTCAAAAAATCTCTTTAAAAATGTATCGTAATTAATTAGTCTTAGTTTTCTAGCTGAAATATTATTACCAGCATCGTGATTGATTCTAAACGAATCCCAATCAGCCACTTTAAAATCGGCAGCTAAAGTATACTCTGCTGTACCCGAAGCCAAAGTTAAAGAGCCGTTTTGAAAATTAAAAGGAAACTCAAATTCTTTTTGAGATATTTCTTGCAATGACGCATTAATAGCATCTTTAGCTTGCGCTCTGAACCCTGTAGCATTAGGGAAGTCAGTAATAGTTAGTTCGACTTCATTTAATCTTCTCAAGGTATCATTAGTTAATGTAAGAAATGTAGTTGCCATTTTAAATCCAAAAGAGAGAAAATGGGGCAGTCCAAATACGAACCACCCCAAAATCTATTAGGCTAAGATATCCCTAGCTGCGGAA